AATTTAGGAAATTCCTATTCTATACGTTGAACTATAGCGAGTTAGTTGGAGGAAGATAATGGAATCGGACCATCACCTGTTCTGCACAAGTGGCCGAGTTTTCGAGGCTCGTTATCGCCCAGCGATGCTATCTTCCAGTATATTATTTATCTGCGCTCATCGTAGTCTGGCACTGACTCATGCTCCCACAGATTTGTCTTTTCTATCTTCTTACCGTCTTCCTGTGGACGACGCAATTTGCGAACATCTTCATGCTCGTCGTATTCGTCATACTCATATTCAACCTCGTGCAATTTTCTTGGCATATCTTTCTCTCAATTTTTAGTTAATTCCTGTTGTAGTCCAGTAAATCCACCAGGCAAGTAAGTTCCATTTAGAAAAATTTGTGGAACGGTACGTGGTCTAGTACCCATTCTCTCAGTTAAATTCTGTAAATTTGTATTATTTCCTACATCAACATAATTATATTCAATAGCATTATTCTCGCATAAAGAAACTGCCATCTTGCAATATCCACATGTCTCGGTACCGTAAATTTCAACTCTCATATTAATGTCTCCATGTTGACATTACTTATCACGGTCTATACGGTGTCAAAACTATACAGATATTGACAAAGTCTGTCAATCAATGATAGACATGAATTCTAATGTCCCGTCTGGATATTCAAAGATTCCGATTGATTCTATATTGCGACCCGGAAAAGGATTCTTCTTAGGAAGTTCCTCAACCTTCATAACAATTACATTCTTTCTGTAAGTTTCGGTGATTTTGATTATCGTGCCTTTGAAGCCATTGAATGAGAGCCTAGAGCCCTCTCTAAAAAATGATGCCATATTATCTCTTTATTTGGAAGGTCTAACGAGAATCAAACTCGTATCCGTTGATTCGGAAATACCTATTCTACCCATTGAACTATAGGGACTTGGTGCTGAATATGTTAATCGAAAACATGTCACCGCGTTACGAGGGCGGTAGATTACCACTATCCTAATCCAGCAATTATTTTTGGCTTGCTGTTATCATCAACGCAGCGATTCTCTCTGCTTCATCATTTGATGTACTGCCCCCTCGTTTTCGAAGTTCTTCTAATTGATCTTTAATCCACTGTGGAAAATGTGATCCTGATAGATTTTGTATTTGTTCGGGTGTGTAGGTTTTGATGTTATCTAATACTTCCTGCAAGGCCGGCTTCTTTTTCATCTTTTTAAAGAATACTTCTTTACTTAGATAACTTCTCATGAAGTATTTATCAGATAAACATGGCCCACGATATAGAAAACTTAATATCTAATCTTTCCCACATCCTGTTTAAAGAGATAGACTAATCCCGTTCCATATTGATTGTTGAATGTAGTTGTGCCAATACATTCACTATCCCTATAAAAGTAGTTTCTATTCTCGAATACAAATGCCATCATAAGAAAGTCAAGCTTCTTAATCTGTACTATTCTTATATATTGTTCGTATTTGTTATCAACTGTAAAACATTTTTCTTTCTTTACAGTATATACCGAATTCTTTACCTTAACATCGATAGCAAAATTTCCCTTATCTGTATTCTTATTATAGCAATAAAAATCTGGAAGAACTAGACTGCCTTCTGTACCAAATAAACGTGGGCCTGTACCAACCTTATGATTCTTACTGCGATTATCTTCTACGTAGCTATTATATTTTATTAGGTACTGATAGATAATATCTTCACCGGCTGTTCCCAGGGCAAGACTTTCTTGAAATACTTTATCACTTGATAATTTCATCTCTTGATTTCATTAGAACAATACCGAGAAGATTCTTGCCTTGCCATAATTAAATCTTCTTAATATATTTAATGGAATCTCTTGTCACTGCCATGCCGGGTACAGGAAAATATTCAATTGTGCCTTCATCACAACCATTTATGAATTTTTCAGCATCCTGAAACCAGTCAGATTCATGATCGGGAGTAGTAGGAGAAGCAACATCCGTGACCTTAATAAGAAGTTCTTCTCCGTCCTTAAATTTTATTAGACAGGTATATCCTTTTAATTTTGCTGCTACAAGGTCTTCATTTGTCATATATGTCTTTCGGGGTGTGTGGTCCCTCGTAGTGGATTCGAACCACTTCAAGCAGGTTTAGAAGACCCGCCGCCAAATCCATTGGACGAGAGATTGTTTGGTAGGACGTAGAGGAATCGGACCTCTGTATCAACGATGTCAACGTTGCACTCTGCCATTGAGTTAACGTCCTAAATTCTACTTACCTGATAATTGCCTTTTATGCTTTGATGAAAGAAAAAGCCCTTTGATGGTGCTTTAGTCCAACGCTCAAACATTGTTCTAGTAATACCCGGTATTGAATATGAGACTCCATTTGATAATCTCATAGTCAATACCCTATTAGGGCGATTATAAACTAAATCAGTAATCCAGGTCGATTCAACTGGCTTCTCGTTTAGTATCTCCGCTGCTCTCATTTCTTATATATTCAACAAAACTATAATTATAAGCTTTATTGCTCCCCTTTAGTGTACTATTTATCTTCCACTTTGTCAAGTCGATATCAGGAAAGAATACATCGGCTTCAAAATCACTATCAATGTGCGTTATAACTAACTTATCGGCTAAATCAATTGTTTGTTTATAAATAGATGCTCCACCAATTATAACTATTTCGTCATAGCAGTGTTGGATAGATAATGCTGAATTTATATCTTTCGCTACTATCACACCCATCATCGGCTTCGATGTAATAACTATATTCTTTCGTCCGGGTAATCGCCTTCCAATACTAATAAGGGTGTTAGATCCCATCACAACAATTTTATTCATTGTATAAGATTTGAAATGTTTCATATCTTCCGGAATACTACACAGAAGTTTATTTCTAAATCCTAATTCATTGTTGCGCCCAATAGCGGCGATAAGAGTTATCACAGTAATATGTTAGGATCGTTACTATCTTCTACAATTTCTCTTAGTTCAGTAAGATTTGCTTTTAGATTTTTTAATTTCTCAGCCATTAATTCTGCTATTTTAACAGTAGCTTCCATTGGAGAATACAATTGTCTGATCGTATCACATTCCAATTGAACTAATCTCATCGCATTTCGATACTCAACCGGAGCATTCATAATATGTTGATTCAGATATTCTGTTCTCTGTCTCTCATATTCAGCAGGATTAGTATCGTATAGGCTTGACCAATAATCGAACGAAAATTTATCCATAGACATAGTGTAATATATTTATCCTAGGAAGTCAATAATCTTACTAACTGCATCCCTGCTAATTTCGGTAACATGATAAGGAACCACTTGACTATTTAACATATTGTTCCTTATTAGCTATGGCGGAAGCGGTAGGATTCGAACCCACGGACCCTTTCGAGTCATCCGCTTTCAAGGCGGCCACCTTCGGCCTCTCAGTCACGCTTCCGTATAGTGATATAAAATTTCGACCGTATGTAATTATAACATATTCGAGAATAGGTGTCAACTCCTCTTTATACATAACTTCAATTTCGATCGGACACTGACTTACTTTTTGAATCCATTGCTCAGTCTTATAACCCTTCACCTCTATTATCTTGCCATCGACAATAAAATCCGGTATATAGTTTCTTCTCTTATTATCGTAGAAATATTCAAACTTTTGTGTGTTTCTTTCAATCTGTTTGTTATGTTCCAGGCACCAAATCACATATGCAAGTTCCCAACTACTATCGCAGAATATTCCTTTATACCAACCCTTCTTTCCTCTTCCCGAACCTTGTCTATATCCGCCATTATTCAATTTAGCTTTTTCGGTTATTTTCCTTCGTCTCTCTAATTCGAGTTCCGGTGTTCTGGCTTTTCCGGTTGAGCTAATCCGTAATTTTGCTTTTGTTTCTTCACTCTTAGCATATCGTGGATCACCACGTTGACCTTTATTCCATGCTGGTGTTCCCTTCTTTGCATGTGCTAAGGGTGAATTTATTTTTTGTATTCTAGTCGGATTTAACTTGCAATAAGGTTGATGTGTGGCTAATCCACCTGGGTTTGAAAAATCTCGAGGACAATATATGCACGAATATCTCATGCATATATTTATCAAATCAAGACCGGTTCGTTAAACCTATTTGGTAGGAACACTTGGAATCGAACCAAGGTCATGCGCCAATCTAGCGCCACGGTGTGCCGGGGTATAAGGCCGGTGCTTTGCCACTAAGCTATGCTCCCAAAGTCTTACTTCTTCTTAAATGCTGTCCACTTTGCCTTTACGAACTTCTGAAACATTACTGCCCAAAATGGCTGTGGGAAATTCCAACCTAAAAACGCACCAACTAAAATCCAAAATAAAGTCATAATTCTCTCCAACGTTAGAAAATTATTT